TCCAATGAAATATGTAGGATTGTATTTAATGCTTTCAAAGTAATCAGTCTGTCGTCCCATAATTTTATGCTTGTACTGTCTGTGGAAAAACGTTTCCAATTTCTTGAGCTATGATTCCCAATGAATCCTTAGATCTCCACCCGCGGCTATAATATTTCGTATAACGATGATGTTTAATCAGAACCTGAGGAATTCTTTCTACAAGGTGTTTTCCCACGATGCAATCATACTGCGCTTCAGACATGAATAATTTTTGAGTTGATAGATCGTAGTGAGGAGTACAGTGTAAGTAGTCAAATGAAGTCTTGCACTTTTCCCACGTGTCGATGTATATGAATTGAACATCGTTTGTGAGAGTTACTGCGTTTGGCGTAATTAGAGGAGTGTTAGTTGACACTTTTATATGTGTTACGCCATCATCATCTAATTTGTATGTTTCAGAATTTTTAATATTCTTAGAACAATTAATGATGTATTCTTTAACTATCAGAAGTCCGGCATTTGTTTTTGCATAGAGGTCTATGTCATTCACGGGTTCATCATGAAATAGAGAAGAAATGCATCCGCCAGAAATGACGCAGTGTTCGTAAAATAAAGCTTCTAATTTTCTATCACCGATCTTCTTCATTTGAAGATTGTAATAAGAAGCAATTGAAGATTTTAAAGTGATAATCTTGAGCTTTTGTTCTTCAGTAAACATCGTACACCTTTCATTAAGATCATTATAACAAATGTACGATTTTTTATTTTATCTAATTACCACTTTTCTATAGTTATTTGATCGTCGACTCGAACGGATGAGACGATAGTCATCTCTTTGATTTCCTCATCGATCTCATCCGGAGTTTCTTCTACGATTTTGATTTCAGGTTCAGGTTTTGGTTCTTTACGTAAGAGTGTTTGATTCACTGCAATAAACATCAATACTGCAAGTGGATCAAATACCAGTACGATTAATACTATTAGCCAACGAACTGCTTTTTCGAGCGTGTTTTGGCTGGCGCTTTCTTCGTAGATGAAGGCTGCGATGTATTTGATTGGACCGACTTCTGCTTCTGCTTTCCTGAGTTCTGTCGCGATTGGGGCTCTTTCTTCATTGAGCTTTGCGATTTCTTTTTGGGAGCTGGAGATTTCTCTAAGGAGACTGTCTCTTTCTCTACTTTGACTTCTTCTAATGGAGGCTGAACGATCGGCTCCGGCTTCTGTTGTGGACCTTGATAAGGCTGCATCAACTTGGCCATCCAATTGAGAAAGCGTTTTACGAGCTGCATTTATATTCTCCTTCTGTATTTTAATTTTTTCATCTATGAGTGACACCGCAGCAGCAACATCACCTGATAATACACCTTGATCAAGGTGTGCTTTCGACAAATAACCAAATATTCCCATACTCGTCAACAGCATCAGAATAAAAATAGCTGTTGAAAAGTATGTCTTCAAAAGAAACGTAGTTTGTTTCCAGTTTCTATATAGCCAAGACGTAACTACTATCTTTGATAAACCTAATACGCCTCCCATAACTGCAATCGCGATAGGAGATCCTGAGAAAATCGCCATCAACCCCATGATGGCATAATACTCAGCGATTATAGATAACGAGATTGCATTGAAGAGTAATAGATAGATCATAGCTTTACGTGTGTCTTGTGTATTTTGCCTCCAACGAATGCATTATAGTATTCGTCAGTTTCCAACACTCGTCGATCTATTTGTTCTCTCAATTCTAAATAAGACATTGTACCTTTATTGGCACATAGATATAAAATTTCTCGTATGAAATTTTCTTCACCGAGTTTTTTCACGTCAGCTTTAAGTTCATCTGAAGATGACCAATAATATTGCCAATCAGAAAGAGCTTTTTCTTTTTTCTTTTTACCTTTAACGGTTCTTGTCTTAGAAAACCAAAAGAGCTTCTTTCCTACATACCGACGATTGTTAATCTTGTTTGTGATAAGGTATACAAATCCTATATGTTTACCGATATCACTTTCTGTAAATTCTTTATTTTGAAAAATCCACATTACCATTACCAGTTGATGTAATGGTATATTTATCATTTATGATCATATGGCGAAGTGGAACATTTCCATTCGAATATGTAACAGTGAATGGTGGATACGGTGGCCACATATGTGGTGTCAAAGTAGGCGCTACAGGACTTGTTCCAACATCCTTTTTATCCGGTTCACTCTGTACACCAGATAAACTATTAGCAATTTCTTCGAAAGTTCCGTCTTCATAGTATACTATGATTTTACTGATCTTCTTCGTCATCTGAGTATTCCTCATCTTCATATATATCACTTCCGCAAAATGGACAATATGCTACATCAGATGTTCTAAATTCATCGTCAGCTTTAAAAGTGATTTTTCCATGTGCACCACATCCATCACAATCAAAAAATCTCTGTGCCATTATGTCTCCTTTGCCCAAACATCATCCCACGATCCGGTGGTTGCACCTCGTGCATAATCAGTTGCACGATTTTCAAAGAAGTTGGTATGAGTAGGTGCATTGATCATTTCTTCAACCCAAGGTAATGGGTTCTTCTTTACTTTGAAGATACCTTTCATGCCCAAACCAATCAATCGTCTATCAGCAATGTATCTGATATATTTCTTAAGCTCTTCATTGGTCAAACCCTGCATCTCAGATACTTCAAAAGCTAGATCAATGAATTTATCTTCAAGCTCTACCATCTTTTCTGCAATAGTATATATTGATGATTTAAGTTCATCATTCCAGATTTCTGGATTTTCATGAATATATGTCTTAAAAAGCTTAAGCATATTTTCAGTGTGCATCGTTTCATCAACGATAGACCATGTTACGATCTGTCCCATACCCTTCATTTTTCCATGACGAGGAAAGTTAAGCAACATGACAAATGATGAAAAGAGTTGCATACCTTCTGTGAATGCTGAGAATACTGCGATATGACGCGCTGTATTTTCTTTACTTCCATTCTGTTCAGAGATATTCATAACAAAATCATGCTTATCTTTCATCTCTGAATATTGCATGAATTCGTTATATGTTACTTCCGGAAGACCAAGTGTTTCAATAAGATGAGAGTATGCTGCAATGTGAAGAGCTTCACGAGCAGCAAACCCCATTAGCATCATCCTTATTTCTGGCTGTGGAAAATAAGGTAAGTAATTGCGCACATAGCCGCCAGCAACGTCAATGTCACCTTGCGTAAAAAAGCGGAAGATATGCGTAAGGAATCTCTTTTCGTCTTCATTTAATTTCCTTTTCCAATCTTTTTCATCTTCAAGCATAGGCACTTCAGTGTGAAGCCAATGCGATTGTTCATGCTTAAGCCATGCATCATAAGCCCAAGGATAATTAAATGGTTTGAACGTATTACGCTCATCCATCAGATTGAGTTTGGTCTTAGTCATTTAGAAATTCCATAAGTTGCTTAGAAGTAAGCGTACCAGATTTACGTTTAATTTCAACACCATCTTCAAGCATTACGAGTGTAGGCACACTCCTGATGTTATAAGACGAAGCCATGTCAATATTATCATCTATGTCAATCTCTTTAATGACAACCGGCATCTCATCAAGCGACTCAATTGTCTTTGACAAAATCTTGCACGGCGTACACCATGTTGCGGAAAATTTAAGTACTTCTTTCATTCGCTATCCAATACTAATTCAATGATTTTAAGTTTTTCATTATATGTTACGTTTACTACTTCACGATATCCTTCAAGTGTCCAGACACACATTTTCATTTTACCATAACCACGATTAAGCGTGCCGCTAGATCTATCAATGTGTTTTGTCCATAAGTCTTTTACTCTATTAGAAATATCGTATGCATCCATATTAACCCTCACAAGCTATACAATCGTTGCCCTGTGCAATAGCTGTCATATCGATCTCTTTAATAATTTCACGTTCAAGTTTCTTGTGAACCTTGTCGGCTTTTGCAAGTTTTTCTGAACGGCAATAATAAAGTGTCTTGAGCTTTTTCTTCCATGCAAGGAAGTGTACAGTGTGAATGTATTTGATGTGTGAGTCTGGTCTAAAGAAGAGGTTGACAGATTGCGCCTGATCTATATATTCCTGTCTATCAGCGGAGTGTTCAACAACCCAACGCATATCAATTTCCATTGATGTCTTGAATACTTCGCGTTCATGTTCAGATAACCATTCTAGGTGTTGCACTGAACCATCATTTGCAATAATGCTACGCCACACTTCATCTGCCCATCCCTCAGGATGAACTTCGGCGTGTTTTTGTATGATTGCATCAAGAAATTTATTCTTGTTCAGGTGAGAACCCGATAGAGTGTCTTGGCGATAAGCGTTAGCCCGATAAGGTTCAATACTAGGAGAGGTATTGCCCATAAGAATGGAAGATGAAGCATTGGGAGCAATTGCCATAAGATGGCTGAAACGATTGCCAGTACCCTTAGCGTCAGGCGCCTCACCTCTTTCCATTCCAAGTTCTTTATTTGCAACATCTAATTTTTCTCTAATGCCTTTAAAAATACGAATGTTTAGTGATTTAGCAAGTGCTGATTCCCAAGCTATGTTTTTCTTCTGGAGAAGAGCATGAAAACCGAGGGCACCAATACCAATAGAGCGTTCACGCTTAGCTGAATAGATTGCGCGTGATATGCTACGTGGAGCATTATTAATGAAGTACTCAAGAACGTTATCAAGCATCTCAGCGACGTCCCGAAGAAAAAGCTCGTTATCTTTCCAATCATCATAATACTCCAAATTAAGTGATGATAGACAACAGACTGCGGTGCGTTTTTCATTTGTTGGAAGAATAATTTCAGAACAGAGATTCGATTGGTGAATCTTTAGTCCTTTGTCCTTAAGCCATTCTGGAAGTTTACGATTAGATTCATCAATGAAGTGAATGTATGGTTCACCGGTTTGCATACGCATATCCATGATGCGCATCCATAGTTCCTTTGCGGAAACTACTTCACGAATTTCTTTACTTGCTGGATCAATAAGTTGCCAATCATCATTTGCCTCTGGATCTAACATGCAGCGTTCAATGATTTCCATGAATGCATCGGGAATATTAATACCGTGATGCATATTTAGAGTACGCATGTTTTGATCGCCCGTAGGCTTACGCATTTCTAAGAACGCAATAATATCAGGGTGACTAATGTCGAGGTAAGCAGCATAACTTCCACGGCGAGTACGCCCTTGACGATAGGCCAAACTCGACGCATCATAGATCTTGAGGTGCGGCATAACTCCCGTGCTCTTATCATCCGCCGAACGTATACCAAAACCGATCCCCACGCCACCACCAAGCATAGACAGCCAATTAGTTTCACTAAGATTATCAACTAGACCCTCCGCTGTATCTTCAACATAGTTTAAAAAGCAACTGATTGGCAAACCTCTCTTTGATCTACCAAACGAAAGAATAGGTGTTGAATATGACAACCAATGTTTGGATGAATATTCATATAAACGCTGCGCATGTTCTGCGTTACTACCAAATGTATGTGATACAAATGCAAATCTTTGCTGAGGACTTGCTTCATCATCACGCATGTACGATTCTTTTAATCTAATTAATCCCAATTCGTCGAATAGATTATCACGAGAATAGTCTACCCTGATGTCGTGGACAACATTTTCCATACGTATTCCTCTTTATTTAGTATATTGATTAGCAAGAGGGAAAATCTCTGCAATTACTTTTGCACATTCAAGTGCAACTAGTCTGTGTTCTTTCTGTGTACCATTGCCAGAACGTAGCTGAATGAAGTGAATCCAACTGCGCAGTGTTCCATTCATATACATGCGAGACATAGTCAATCCTTCTGGAAGAATTGCTCTCGCCTGCTCTTTAGCTAAACCTTTTTCAAGAGCTAGAGCATATGTTTCTTTAACATAATTTATTAAGAATTGTTGCTTGTGATTCCACCAAGCTTGCAATTCATCATCACTTGTTTCAATAGAATTTTGTCTATTCTTAGTATCTTGAAGACGAGCTTCACGCAATACAAAGCTAAGATCCTTAGTTGGATCTGCGTATCTTTGAGAAAATTCTTGAAACGAAAAAGAACGATGACGAAGAATTTGCCGAGCAATATCTCGTGTAGTTTCAATTTCTAGACAGGCCGACACCATTTCTAGTGGAGACCAATGTTGATGCTTTATCAAATAATTGATAAGCTTTTCTGATGTTTCTGTGTTGTATTGATTTGCAGGATTTGAAACCCTTGCGCAAAATCCTATGAGTTCTTGAACGTCGTAGAGCCCGTCATTGACGAGCTCCCGACATGGTTTTGAATAAGAAATTAACTTAACGTGCACTTAGATCTCCATAACATAATCACTAGTACCATTATATATTATGTAAGAGATCTAGTACAATAATTATTTAAAGAATTTATTAAAAATTTCCAAATGACTTACTAAAAAACCTGCTGCAGCCGCGCCTCCCATCATAACCCAACGCCAACGTTCTATCGTATCAACTCTCGTTGTTACAATTTCAATATCTTTTTTGATTTCATTCTCAATTTGTTGATGTTGAATAGTTGCAAACTGAGAATTTTCTCTCATTCTGATTTGCATTCTATCTTCCATTGAATCAATTTTATCGAGAATTTCTCG